ATTTATCTAAGATGATCTCATACATCTTTTTGATTGTAGTTCTATGATAACCGAAAAACTTACCAAGCTTTGTCCATTTAAAACGATTAGCGCGTAACCACAATAACTTACGAGCCACTCTTGGATTATCTGAGACTGATTTATCTATTTCCATAAGTATATCTATTGCAAGCTCATACCTAGTCATTTGTCTTGGAGTAGCACGGAGAACCATCTTAGGCTTATCATAATATCCTAGATCTTTTTTATCATAACAATAATCTAAGATCCTATACATACTTGGACAATTTCTATTATGTGGTCGAGATAAAAATCTTTCAGCATAAGCAGCATCATCGAGTATCTCAACAATGTGGCTTTCTAATTTAATCTTCTCTTCTATAATTGTTTCGAGCGTTTTTTGCATTACGAAGTACCCACGGATACTGTAGATCCGTTTCTTTTATATTTTTAAACTCTTCCTCAGGTAAATCTGTAAGTATATCAAACAACTCATACTGATCTAACTTTGGAAATTTATATTTTATTTTTAATGGTTTATTAGCAATACATTCTCTTAAAGCTTTCCATCCTTTACTTGAGTTAAATCTTTGAAAACCGATTGCTTTTATAAATACTCTATGTCTTGGCATATCAAACACAAGATACTTACCACTATCTTTTATTTTAATTAGTGGTTCACCATCAATTCTAATCCTGGTCATCCTGGCTAAACTATGCTGCACTTGCTCTAATGATAACTGAAACTGACCAGCTATATCTACAAGTCTAATAAAACAATTTAAATTTTTAACATTAAACTGTCTGCAGCAATGTTGATATATTCTGAAGTCATCATCTTGCAGCCTAAGCTCGTTGAGAACCAAAGGATCAGATAGATAAAAAGTTGACATAATTTTGTTGCCTTATAAATTGATTGCCACTTTTGTTGGCTTTAATTTTTCTAATTAAATACTCTTTGCTTTCGCAATCAGGACCATGTGATTTTAATGCCATGTGTTCCAAAAACTGTAGCATTTGATCTGGTGAAAGATTGGACCACTTTTTATCGCTATGTGGATATATTCTATGAATATCAAATCTTATGATGTCTCTAAATTGAGTGCTTTCATCGACAGTATAAAAAAATTCGTAAAAACAAATATCAGCTGCTTGTGCTAGATATACGTATGGTCTTTGTTGCCAGGCTGATTTACCTCTAAATGTAAAATCTTTATTGTAGATAGTATCAGCTAAAAACAATGGTTTTGCACACGCAGGACAAACACCAACACAATCCAGGTCAAAATACGATATTCCATCGTGTTTTTCTCTATGCCAATGGCTGAAAGGACTTACTAATTGGTCAAAATACTGTTTTCTAGGCATTAAAAAGCCTTTATTTTACTCAGCTTATTTGTCAAGACTACCAGTCTTTTTTTGTTGCAATCTTAAGACGAAAGATTATATAAGACAATAATATATGAGCAAAATAATTGCTAGAAACGTAGAACATCGTTGGTCTCCAAGAGTTCCAAATAGAGCAGAACCTTTAGAGTTTGATAGATTTAATATTCATATAGCTAACAACCATACCAAAATAGATCTTTTTTCTATTGATAAACAAAATAATGAAATATGCCATAGCATTTTAGGAGACATAGAAAGAGCATTTCCTGAGGCTTTAAAATATATTCCTGGAAATAGAACTTATGATTTTGAAAAAGATTTCTCTGCAGCATCAATCAATAATGTAATTAAAATAAATAAGGCAAAAGGTTGGCTACCAAAAGACAGCAAAGAAGTACCAAGAAAAAAACATACTTCTAAAAGAGAATTTGAAACTGAAATAAAAAATTTAGAGTTGATGAACTTTATGACACCAGGTCAACTTTTATCACAAAGAGTAAAAGCAAGTGGATTAGAAGTTGGAGAAATAGCAGAGAAAATTGGATTACATTATTCTATGGTCCAAAAGCAAATGACTGGCGAAAGAGATATATCAAGAGATCACGCACTTAGATACGCAAGATTATTTGGTTGCGATCCTGCAAATATATTGTTTCCATCACCTCAAGTACCAGTGTGGGCTAATGTTGATTTCTTACACATGAAAGATGATACACTTCCGTTTAATGCTGGTGAATGTGTTCCAAGAAAATTAAGATTTAATGTAGTTGTTTCAAGAGAACAATATAGACCTGATCTGAAAGCAGTTTTAGTAAAATCTGAAGGATCAATTTATGATGGTATGATTTTATTGTACTACGCAACAAGTGATGTCAAACAAGATTGTATTGGTAGATTATGTATTATTGGTGACAATGAAGATAGCGAAATAGAATTAATGCGTTACGGTGAAAGCCAAAGATATTTTATTGGAATACTTGAACATCATAGAGGCAAAAGTAAATTATTAAATCCTGATCCATTTGCAAAAGAGGCTTTAAAAGATACTGCTCAAGGTGGTGAAATAGTTTTAAATAATATTAGACCAACATTTGCTGCACCAATAATTGCAATAGTAGATCCAAAGAAAAATAATAAAGATAAATATTCAGAAAAATTATTACAAATAAATGATGCTGCATACAAAGGTCAACGTATGCTTGAACAAGCTAAACTTATGTTTGCAGAAAAAGTGACGGCGGAAATAAATAAGATGGCAGATGAGCAAAAAAAATTAACAAGAGAATTAGAAAAACTTTATGAACAAATGGAGAGTGAACAGAAAAAAGGTAAGGCTTTCTTTTTTGGTAAATCTTATAATCCATTTGATAAGTTAGATTATTTAAAAAGAGTAACAGAAAATAAATTAAAAATGGAAGTAGAATTAATGAAACAAAAAAATGCTGCATTAAAAAATTTAAAAATAAATGAAAAATAAACCTAAAGTATTAACAGTAGATAAAATTTATAATGAGTATGGTTTTAAACCAAACACACTTAAATATATGAGAGAAAATCCTAAAGCTAATAATGGTGATGTTCCAACTTGGTTTTATGTTGGTAATCGTCCACACTATCCAACAGATCAATTTGATTTATGGTTTCAAAGACAACAGAACAAAGGTGTGAAATCAGCGAAATCCTCTAATACGATTAAATTAGTTAAGAAGTCATAATTAAGACTACCAGTCTTTTTTTGTTTGCTTAATAAGACTGAGAGTTTAAGACACTATCAATGATAAAAAACGATAGTGTTATAGATCCTTTACACGAAAACATATTGCCAAAGTGGTCTCCTCTTCTTGGAGTAACTCATCATTCAGCAACTCAATTACTTATGTCTGATGGTCCATACTTTTTTAGATATGGAGAACTATCTCAAGAGGAAAGAAGACGAATACCTGGTAACTCACAAATGAAAGCTGGTGTTGCAGTTGGAGATATACTTCAAGAATATTATGCAGATACCATTTGGAAAATAAATCCACTTACAAAAAAATTAATGCCTTATGCAAATGCAAAAAAAGGTAATAACAAAAATGAATTAATTAAAGCAGCATTAGAGAAATTTAATAAGTACACACCTATTCTACCTAAAGACCAAGAAAAATTTGAAAAATATCAGAACGAAATAATTGAGGTAGCAAATAACGGTTTCCTTGCAATGGAAAAGCTAGGCGTTGATGGTCTATATCCTATCACTTGCGAAGAGCAAATTAGTATTCAACAATCTTTTACGGATCTTCTCCTTCCGTATGTTGGTCGTACTGATTTTGCAGTTGGCGGAGTTAGAGTTGATAACAATGTTACAGATGCTCCTATCCCATCTTTTATTGTTGAACTTAAAACTCAATGGTCAAAACTTGGCAAAATTAAAAAGAACGGTGAGCGTAGTTTTATTAGTTTGCACGCTCCTGCAACGCCTAGTTACAATCACGTTGGACAATGCGCAGTATATGCAGCGAGATATAATTTTAAAGTACCGGTTAAATTAGTTTATGTAACTAAAACTGGATATGAAATATTTGATAGTGAAAGCAGCAGCTTACTAACAACATCTGAATTACAAAAATCATTTAAAAATTTAAATAGCATAGCAAGAAGACGAGAAAAGATTTTTGGTATGTTTGAAAATCAAACAAGAGATAACTTTATAAAAAGTTGTGCATCAATCATAGATCCAAACTGGGATCATCCTTACGCTTGGCATGGAATTGGTGATGAGTTTTTATTTAGAGCAAAAAAATTATGGAATTTCACATAGGAGGTTAAATGTCAAAAACAAAAAGTGAAAATATAGTGCCTGATGATTTGATCCTCTGCAGGAAGAATTTTAAGAAATCTTTACCTGGTCAGACGGTCAATGTAATGGGCAAAGACTATGCAACAGTAGCTCATAGAGTTGCAGTTGTTAGAGAGTGTCTTGGAGGTAGAGCAAGTATTACATCTGAGATCATACATAACGACAAAGATACTTGCGTTGTAAAAACAACATTTACTTTAGATGGTAAAGTTGTTTCTACTGGTCTTGCTGAGGAAAAGAAAAATGCCAACAGGATCAATCAAACTTCAGCTTTGGAAAATTGCGAAACATCTGCAGTTGGAAGAGCTTTAGCAATGGCTGGTATTACTAACGATAAGATCGCTAGTGCTGACGAAGTTTCTGCTGCAATAGAGCAGCAATCTACTAAGACAAAAGATATTCTTAAAGAATTACAGACTGTCTCTCATCTTGGTAATTATCAAAAGTGGATCACCGACCACAAAGCTTTTCTAGCAGATATGAAATGGAATAATCCATTGAGCTACGACAAGTTTATGACGGAGTTCGCTACAATTAAACATCAACTTAAAAATAAAGGAGTTTTACAATAATGGTTGAGGAACAAAAAAAAGAGAGACCACAATTAGGTCTCGCAATACCGGTTACTAATAAGGCGAAAGCATCAAGCTACGATCTTAAAGGTAACATAATGATTGACGGTAAGTCATATCGTTTCGGAGCATACAA